GTCCCGTCTGATCTCAGGATACCCTGAACAGGATGCGATCCGTCAAGAGGCGTGCGCTAAAAAGGAACGTCATCCTCGGTCGGCGGAGCAGACGGCGGCGTGTCATATCCCTCGCAGTCGACAACGCCCTGGTAGATCTCGCGCACTTCGTCGGGCGTGAACTGGAGCGCCTTCAGCGCCGAGCCGAAGTCGGCCATCGCGCGGTACGCGGTAAACGCCGTATTGTCAGCCTCGTTATGGATTTTTGTCGCCTCCTGAATATATCCGACGTGGCGATCCGCAGGCATCGCGCCTTTGTACAGCGCAATGGCAATGTTGATGTCAGTCTCGGATGCGCGCGCTTCGACGTATGCGCCAACCAGCGCGCGCAGGCGCTCCCGCAATTCGTTGTGCAAGGTCGGCGGCGGCGTTCCGCTCAAGGTGTAACTGAATCGATCCACCTTGCCACTGGCCATCGCCGTCAATGCCTCCGAGTTGATGCTCAATTCATTGATCGTGCCTTCAATCCTGCCAGTGCCAAGATTCAGGAGACCCGGACCCTGCCTGCTGTATGGCCCATCGTCATATCCGCTCATCGCATGGTTCCTCTCCGCGCATCGTGCGCTGCTTTCTCACCGCGCTTGCGGTCCCGCAGACATTGCGGGCAAACCGCCTCTTCCGGCAATGGCCGATCCTCGATCCGAACCGGACCAGATGCCGACAAGTCCATTCCGCACCGTGTGCGCATATGGACGTCGTCGACCTCATGCCATCTGCCGAACACACGACTCCCCCGAACCGACTTGACGTACCGCACGTCGCCTCCCCTCAGTGATTCACGTAATAGATGACCCCGCCCATCAAGATCCCGCTTGCATAGAGGCTCCCAATGAGTGCCACAAATTCGAGAAATGGATCCCGAGGCACCTTCCGCGAGGCTTCGACAAACAGCACCACGTCTTGAAGCGATCGAACCACGACGTAGCACCCCGCGAATATCAGGAAGATTATATCCATGTCCTCCTCCGGGTTTAGCCGACCCTCATCGGCTCGCATATGGACAATACCATCCGGTAATACCGAAAGCAAGTCCAATGGATCGCTATCATCGGATATCCAATGATAGACACCGAAAAGCGTACCCCTATCATCGGATATCCAATGATAGAAGAGGACAATGCACGCAAGATCATGTACCATAGGGCCAAGCGCGGGCGACCGTGACCAAGACAGAAGAGGCCGCACGATGGCCCGGAACGACGTCGAAAGACACGTTCCGGGCCGTTTTGCTTGTCTCGCATCCGAACCGCACCGGACATGTGCGGGACGAGGTACTCGGCCCTCACAAGATAGCCGAGGGGGTAACACCATGAACGACCTGGACGCTCGGTATGCCAACCTCCCGCCTATCTCCGGTGGTTCCGTAAACGAGCCTCCGGAAGATCTCACGACCCCTCCTGTCGTGGATCCCCCTGCCGACCCGCCGAAGCCGACCGGAAAACCGGACTTCACCGACGAGCAGCAGTTGCATGTCAACGACATCGTCAAGCGGGAAACCAAGAAGGCCGTCGATGCGGCGCTGAAGTCGATTGCGGATCAGCAAGCCGAAGAGGTCAAGAAGGCCGAAAAGGAGCGCGAAGCCGCCGCGCGGAAGCTCCTCAAGGCACAGGGCGACCTCCAGGAGTTGAACACGCAACTCGAGCAAGAGAATGAACGGCTGAAAGCCGACGTGGACCGGATGACCTCCGAACTCGCCGACTTTCACAAGGACATTGAGTCGGAGTACACGGCGTTCCGCGAAACGATGCCTCCGGCGCTTGCGGTGTTTGATGTCGGGGAGTCCGCCTCGCCGAGCGCGAAGCGGGACTTCGTGGCAAAGGGCCGAAAGATGATCGCCGATCTTGGCACGCCGTTTCGACCTGGCGCAGGCCAGGATCCGGCTCCGCGTGCATCGGGCGCTCATCCGGGTGGCGATCCCGACGACGATCTCGAATTCGACGCGCGGGAACTGATCCTCGGCAATCGCCGGTACAACCGTTTTTAGAAAACGCAGCAACGGAGGTTTGCACACATGGCCGCTCTTACCAAGTATCAGACGCCGGAACTCTGCACGCCGGTCCCCGATTTCGGGGATCGCCTGTCAGGGTATCTGAAGGCGGGAGCCGATCTGAATCCGGGCGACGTGGTCTACATCGACGCCACCACCGGGGAAGCCTTGCTTTCGCTTGCCTCGAGCAATGCGGTGGCGTCGCGCTTTGCCGCAGGCATCGTTCCTGACACCTATTACGACGGGCAGGACGTGACCGTCTATCGCCGGGCGCGATTCCACTACGGTGACGGCATGGTCCCAGGGACGCGGTTCTATATCAGCGCGTCCGTTGCAGGCGGACTTGACACCACGGCTCCGTATGCAGGCGCGACCCCGGTCGCCTATGCCGTCAACGCCACGGTCATCCAGTTCGAGAGCAATAACCACGCGGTGGTCTAATCCGGAACACCCGACCGGAACAAGCGAGCCGGGTATCCCGGTGGAGGCACAGCAATGACAAGCAACAAGAAATACGGGACGTATTCGCTGCGGACGCTTCTGGCGCGCGATCCCGTCCTGGCGACCTTCGGCGATGACCTGGCCCTCGACCCGCTCGAGCTTGACCGCACCATCATTGAGTTCGGGGAGACCCGGCTGATCAATGCGTTCAACGCCGCGCTGACGGTGCATAACGCCGCCGTCAATGAACTGGTGAATCCCCTCGTGGCCTTCACCAACAAGCGGATCGAGCCGTATGGCGAGAACATCGGCGTCAGCCGCGTGCGTGGCGTGCGGACCGACCAGTATGGCGCGGTCGACACCATGCGCGAGCAGATGCCGCCGATGGAAGCCGGGAACATCGGCTATCCGCTCGAGCGCGTGCAGTTCGCGTGGCAGGTGACCCGCGATTACGAGGAGACAAACTCGCCTCGTGATATCGCAAAGCGGATGGCCGCGATTCAACTCGGCGACCTCGACGACATTGAGTGGCAGATTCGTAATGCCTTCTTCAATCCGGCGTCGAACCTGACCTACCGCGACCAGTTGATCGACAACCTCCTGATCCCGGTCCGCCGACTCGCCAACGGCGACGGCCAGATGCTTCCGCTCGGCCCGCGCGGAGAGGTCTTCAATCCCGGCACGCACACCCACTACATGGGCGTCGCCACCGGCACCGTGCCGACCGCAGCCGATGTGCAGGCGCTCTTCCAGAATGTGATCGAGCATGGCCCGCAGGGCAAGATCGAAATGTGGATCAACGAGGCCGACGAACCCGCAATCCGTGCGATGGCGAACTTTTGGGGATACGACGCCCAGGAAGTCATCATCGCCAACTATCCTCCGGGCACGCCCCGCATGCGCCAGGGCGGACCGCTGATCGAAACGGTCGATCCGCTCAATCCGGACAACATGTATATCGGCAAGTGGAACGCCAAGTATGAGGTCAGCACGAAGCCGTGGGTCTATCCCGGCTACTTCATCGTGATCGACCTTGGCCGGAAGGCGCTCCGCTGGCGGTCGCGCCAGAATCCGAGCAACGCCTTTGGCGCAACCGGACGCTCGCGTCTGCGCATTGTGGCCGAGGACGAGTCCTTCCCCCTGCGCGCAACCTGGATGGAGCGCGAGTACGGCATCGGCGTCGGCGACCGCGTCGCGGCGGCGGTGTTGTACGGCGGCGGTACGTCCTACGTGATGCCGACGATCTCGATGCCCGCCCTCTACTAAACCGGGCGTATGACAGCGGACGGATCATGATCCGCCGATGATGTTTGAAGGAGCCGAATCATGGCAAACGAGGCAAATCCCGCCAAGGAGGCTGCCGAGAAAGCAGCCCAGGATCGGAAGATCGCCGATCAGGTCGCCAAGGAGCAACAGGCGGCGATCGAGAAGCAGGCGGAAGAGGCCAAGCGGGTTGCGCAGGAGCAGGCGGACGCCGCCAAGGCGCAAGCCGACGCCGACAAGGAGCGCGCGAAGGGGATGGAGGACCGCCTGGCGGAGATCGAAAAGCGGGAGAGGGAACTGGCGGAGCGCGAATCAGCGCTGGCCAGCGCGTCCGCTCCGCAGTCGCCGGTCATCCAGGTCGTTCCCGGCCAGAACTTCAACTTGCAGAACGCGCTCCAGCAGGACGCGAATGCCCGCGCGCGCCAACTGCGGACCAATGAAGTCGAGGGTGGTCCGGTCTTCCGCGTTCCGGTGACCGACCCGATGACCGGCCAGGTCGCTGGCTGGAAGATGGTTAACGGCAAGGGCGAGCGCGTCGACGAGAAAGACGCCAAAAAGGACTAACCCATGAATCGTGCTGGCGCGCTCAACTGGTGCATCAACCGCTACGGTGACCTGTATACCAAAGCAGGGATCCCGCTCACGGACTCCCCGGACGGCTTCGCGCCGGTCCTGGACGACGCCTGGGCGATGCTCGGGGTTGATGTCGCCAGTCCCATTGCCGCGAGCGACCTGGACCGGGCCTATGTCGCCCTTCGCTATACCACGCTTCGCCGGGTGCGCACGACCCTTGGCCTGAAATACGACAAGGTCATCAAAGGGATTTCGCTCCTGCAGTGGGAGATGTGGAAAGCGGTCGACAAGGAATACGAGGACGCCAAGGCCGCGCTGGCGCGATTCGGATTGGACGGCATGGGACCGAACGGCCAGTATGGCGGTGCGGTCTCGTATGCGGATATCGACTTTCGCCCGCAGCGCAGCATGGCGCGATCGGGCGGATACGACGAGTTCGGCGGGTAAACCATGGACGCCACCGATCTGCAGGACATTGCCGACGCAGTCGGCGAACTCTACGACCAGACCTGTATCGTCGCCCGTCAGGGTGTCGAACTCGGCGAGTTCGATTGCATGGTGCTGGTCGCAGGCGCGTCCGGTGGTGTCAACGGCGCAAACCCCGACCCCTACAACGCCGAGGCGAGCGCCATCGACGTGTATGAGATCTACCTTCCGCTCGAGGCTCGGGACGCCATCAAGTCGGGATCGTCGATCTCCTGCTCCGATGGCCTGTCGCTGAGCATCATCGGCACGAACGTCGGCGAATCGCTCTCCGGCTTCTATCTCGTCACGGCGTCCGAGCAGACCATCGGCACTCCGGCATTCATGATCGTCTTCAAGCGATGGGATGCCGACACGCTGACCTATGTTGCTCTGCCGCCGCAGGAGGTCCAGGCATCGCTGCTCAACCTTGTCACGGTCGACGTCCCAGGCGCGACCGGAAGGCGTCAGCAGGCGGATATCGTCATCATTGGTCCGACCGACCTCGACGTTGAAGTCGGCGACACCTTTGTCTACGAAGGCGGAACGGCAACGGTCACGCATATCGATCGTTCGGACCGCACTGAGGCGAGGGGGAGAATCCTGTGGTAGCGCAGTCCGGATTCTCTTGGGAGGTATCACCCCGCGAGGCGATGGGACCACAGGTCCATCGCGCCATCATACAACTCCCCCGCATGGTGCTTGCCGCCATGCGAGTGGTTGGGGTGACCATCCATCAGGAAGCCCAGGCGAACGCGCCCTGGAACGATATCACCGGGTTTGCGCGCGCGGGCCTCTCCATCAATGTCTCTCGCGACGGCGCGCTGATCACGCTGACGCTGTACCACACGATGTATTACGGCATCTATCTCGAACTGCGGTGGGGTGGGCGATACGCGATCATCATGCCGACGCTGCAGGCGAATTACGGCAACATCATGACGGCGGTTCGTGACGCATTGGGGCGGATCTGGCGATGAACGCACAACCGGACATCATCGCAAAACTGGCCGACGACCTGACGCTGGATGCCATTCTCACCGGCTATCCTGGCGACAACCGGGCGACGGCGATTTATGCGCAGCCCATCGTGCGGTCCGTCTACCCCGATGCATTTCTCGATCCATCGGCGGATGTGCTGCGACCGTCGATTTACGTCACGGACGGCGGCGGAGCCACTCCACATCCGCAGGCGTTCAAGATTCGCAATCTTGTGGCGCAGTACCCCCAGGTGTGGGTCTACGCACCGACGCTTCCGGGAGCGAACGGTGTCGAATTGGTGCATCAGGTGGTGCAATACGTTCGAACGACGCTGACCGAAATGGTCGTGATCGACGCGGACACCGGCCTCGGTGGTCGGCTCGGCTGGATCGGCGATCTCGGTGCGCAATACGCGACAGAGTACGTCTCGACGTGGATGGATGCGGTCCGGTTTCAATACCGGACACGAACGGAGGCAGGTTAAGCCATGAGCAAACGCGAGCATGAGGAAAAGATGGGGCGTCGAACCGGCAAGAGCGCCACGGTCGGTCCGTACAAGCGGGACGATCTCGCGCAGATGCTCCGCGAGAACCAGCGGCTTCCGGATGGGATCTCCTACTCACCGTCGAGCCGGGAGCCGTTTGTCTATTTGGGCGAAGAAGGCGACAATGGCGACGCCGAGAGCAGTGGAGGGAAGAAGGATGCGTAAGATCGCCTGGACCGGAAGTCCGCGCGAGTATGCCATCAACGAGTATGGCGAGCGCGTGATCGACCACCACGTCGAGAACCGGCGTCAGATCCCGATGATGGGAAAGGCCAAGCCGATCACCTGCCGGATCGCCGGGCCTGCCGAGGGATATTCGAAGGAATACGTCTTTGGCAGGAAGGGCGGCGGCGTGGAGTCGTTCGTCCAGGAAATGACCGACGAGGATGCCGATCTTGCATTGTCGTCCGACCCGGTCAATTTCAAGGATGTCACCCATGATCCCACCTTCATCGAACGGTACTATCGCCCCTTCTCCGTCATTGCGGCAGAAGGCATCGCATAACAAGCTGACGTTGCTGCGGTGTCCATCCGGCTGCTCCTTCGGAACGGTCGAGGTGCCACCGGGGGTGGGACCAGCCGAAGCATTCCTCCGACGACGATGTCGGGACAACCGCTGCAAGGTTGACGATCAGCACCTGACCTTTCATGAGTTTGACCTGGTCACCGGATCGTGTCGAACATGGCTCGTGCCGTATGAGCGGCGCGAAGGCCGAAACGCGCAAGCGCGCAAGGAGTAAGCAATGAGTGCCAGCAAGATTCCTTTCGGCATCGCCGATGCGTTCCTGCTTCCGGAAGGCGGCGGGGTCGGCGCGGACCTTCCCGTTATCCGGTCACTGGATGTGAACGTGACCTCGGATTCTACCGACCTGACCGGCGACGATCAGACCGTCGCCATCCACACCTTCAATACCCACGTTGAAGGGTCGATTGAAGCTGGCGGCATCAGCCCGGCAGCGATTGCGATCATGATCGGCGGGACGGCGGTGACCGCTGCAGGCGTGACAACCGTGACGTTCGATGAAACCACGCAGGGCGCGTACTTCCGCCTCGAGGCGCAGATCATCGACGACACCGGCGAGGGCGACCTTCACGTCGTCGTCTATCGCGCCAAGATTACCTCCGGCCCGAACTGGACCTTCCAGGGTGGTGAGTACACCCTGACCACGGCGGATTACACCGGCGTGGCAGACCCGGCGAACTCGAACAAGATCTTCGACCTCAAGTTCAATGACGCGGTGACGGCCATCGTTACCACGTAAGATAGGTGGGTGGACGGCAATCTGGCCGTCCACCATCGATCCTTAGCAGCGCGGTGATGCGCGGAGGTTTTTCATGGTTAACGAAAACTATTCCACGATCGGCAAGCAATCGCTCACTCTGGCACAGAGACTGGCCAAGGCCAAACGAGCGACCTTGCCGTTTCGTCTCACGAGCATGACCGACGACGACGGCGAGCCGATTGAAGCCCGCGTGACGCGCCCGCCGCTCACACTGCTGATGCAGCAAGGCAAAATCCCACACGCCTATCGCGACGTCGTCTCCGAGCAAATCAAGAAATTCGGTCTGAAGGGCATACAGGATGCGGACAGCGATACCACCGACCAGATGCTCGACGACATTGCCAAGCAGTACGGCGTCGACATGGTGACGATGATGCCCGATCTGGTCGACGCCACCTGTATCGCCGGTTTTGTCAGCCCGCGCCTGGTGCTGCGCCAGGAGGACGAGGATCTCGAACGGGACGTCATGTGCATTGACCGGATCCCGGTCGAGGACCGCGAGGCGTATTACGACTGGTGCAACAAGGCCATGGAGGCCGACGTGGATGCCGTGAAAAGCCCTGATGGGCAGCAACCCCCTCCCGACGCTTCTGGAAATGCACCTGATGGGGAAGGAGTACGGGTGCCTGCCGACCGCGACCTCGAGCATGTGGGATCCGTTTCACGAAGCGATCCGCCACGATCTGAATATCGCGGCGAATACCCTCGGCCTCTGGTTTACCGGCAAGATGCAGGAAACCAAGAAGCGAGGGAAGGAACACGTCCCGGTGTACAAGCCGGAAGCCCTGCTTGGCACGGCGCAACCGCCGCGCAAGACGACCGTTAAGCAGGCGAAGGCACTCGCCGGGCAACTTGCCCGCATGCGGGGTGTCGGCGTCGAAATGAGCTAGCCCTACGTCTGCATAAACGGCCCTGAGAGGAGCGAAACGAGAGGAGTGGCATCCGGGGAAGGGGTCGCTCCGGCGATGCCTCTCAGGGCCGTTTTGCGAACCAATCACACGTCTATCATTGGATATCCGATGATAGGAAGGACAGTCGGACATGAGTTTTGGTGGTGGCGCGAATCTCGGATCGGCACAAGGCGTCGTTCTGATCGACGTCACCCAGGCGCTTGCATCGCTCGAGGCGCTGAATGGCGCGCTGGCCGCGTCAGGCGGCGCGGGCGGAAAGGCGTTTGCCGGAGCCGCGACGAGTGTCAATCAAACGAGCAGCGCCGCCGTTGGTCTTGGTGCGGCGCTCGGCGTGGTCTTTGCCGGGTCGATCAAGCAGGCGGCGGACCTCGAGTTCCGCCTCTCCGCCATCCAGTCGGTGACGGGCACGACCGACGCGCAGATGGCCGGTCTCAAGGACACGATTCTTGACGTCGGGCAGGCGTCGATCTTTACGACCAATGCCGTCGCCGAAACCGCGCAGCAACTGGCGCTGCTTGGCGTCACCACCGAGCAAATGGCCGCTGGCGTCCTGAAATCGGTGGTCGACCTGTCCGCCGCCACCGAAACCGCGCCACAGGTTGCCGCGAATGTGATCGCGTCCGTGATGAACCAGTACGGCATCGCGGCGGACCAGACGGAAGCGGTCGCCGACGTCTTTACCCGCGCATCCAACCAGTCGTCGGCGGATGTGACGTCGCTCGGCGAAGGGTTTACCTATGCAGCCGGGACCGCAGATGCGCTCGGGATTTCGTACCAGGATTTGATTTCCTATATCGAAGTGCTTAACGATCGAAACATCAAAGGAACCATGGCCGGGACGACCCTCAACCAGGCGCTGGAGTCGGTCATCAACCCCACGAATGAGGCCGCCGACGCCATGGAGAAATATGGCATCGTCACCAAGGATGCCCAGGGGAACTTCGTCGGCGTTCCCAAGATTCTGGACCAACTCCACGCCGCCCTGGACGGCCTCGGCGAGGTTGAGCGATCGCAAGTCCTGGACGTCATCTTCGGCACGCGCGGTGGGCGCGCCATCAATGCGCTACTTGGCGCGACGACGCAGGGCGCGAAAGATGCCGGGAAGAGTATTGAGGATTACCGCAGGGCGCTGGATGAAGGCGCGACGGCCTCCGAGCAGGCCGCGAAGCGGATGGACAACCTCCGTGGCTCCATTGAGCGGCTGAAAGGCGCGTTGTCGACCATCGCCGTCCAATTGGGCGGGCAGTTCCTGGGCGGACTCAAAGCGTTCGCCGATGGCATGACGGTGCTGGCCCAGGCGCTCGGACGCCTGCCGGAAGTCTTTTACCAGGTCGCCGCCGCCATCGGTGCGCCGCTGGCCCTCTTTGGATCGCTCCGCTTCCTCGGCACCCTGGCGAATAAATCCATTTTCCGTATGATTCCGGGCTTCGAACAACTGGCCCTGGTTGCCGGGCGACTGGCCGGTCCCCTCGCTATCATCGTCGGCTTGCTCGAGGCCATTGCGCTTATCCATAAGTTCAACCTGTTCGGCCTCGGCGACCAGATGGACAATCTCGTCAATCATGTCAAGCAGGCCGGAAAGATCCTCGGCCCGGCGTTTGACCTGATCAAGGCGTTCTGGAATACCCCATTTGGCGACAACCAGACCTTCACCACGCAGATCAAAGACCTCAATGCGTTCACGGTCGCGGGGCAGAAGCTCGGCCTCTCGTTCAACACGATGCAGACGCTTCGCCAGGGTTTCACGAACCTGGCACTGCCGATCCGGCGCATGCGCAACCTGTTCCGGGATACCACCCGGTCTGCCGGGCTGATGTGGGATATCTTCACCGGAGGCGGAAAGGGCGAACAAGGCCAGAAGAAGCTCGACGAACTCAAAAAGCGGCTCGAGCGTATCTTTGGCCCGGAGGTCGGGCGCAGTCTCTTCCAGGGCGTTCGCCGATTGCGGGCGGGCCTGAAACGGTTTGGCGACGCCCTCGGCGAAGAGTTCGGGATCAAGAATCCCTTTGAGAACCTGTCTCCCACGGCGTTGCTCAAGCAGTTTCCAAAACTCGGCAAGGTCGCGAATAAGCTCGTGACGCAATTCAAGCGCGACGTCCTGCCGGTCGTCGGGCGTGGACTGGATTTTGCCTTCCGCAAGGCGGGCGGCGCGCTGACCTTCCTCGCCGAGCATATGGATCAGATCGGCACCGTTATCCGTTCATTGCTTAATCTCTACTTCCGCCCGCTCCTCACCACGCTCGACGTGCTGAAGAATCTCCTGCAGGGCGATTTGCGTGGAGCCTGGGATGCACTCGTCGACGGCGTCAAGTCGTTCGGGGACTCGCTGCTTGACCTGGGCGGCGTCGCACTCGATATCTTTACCGGCATTGATTGGGGCGGGTTGCTTGACGGTATCCTCAACTCCCTGCTCGATGCGACGGGCGCGCCGACCTGGGGACTGCTGTGGGATGCCATCGTCTTTGCCATCCGCAATACCATCCCCGAGCGACTCGATCTCGCCAAGGATGTTGCGATCGACTTCGCTGTCCACGTCGGCAAGGTTGCGTGGGGGAAGGCGTCTGACTTTATTGGCATGGTTGCCGATTTCCTGCTGCATGGCACCGGGCCGAGTACGGTCGGTGACGGCACTGGCGGTCCGGAGTCGGATAATCCCGGTTGGGCACCGATCCCGATCGCGATTGATCTCCTTGTCTCGATCGGCCATATCCTCTGGAACGGTGCGGTTTCGCTGGCCGAGGCGGTCTTTGACCTGACGCTGCGGGCGGGCAAGGCGTCGCTGCCCATTGTGGCCGATCTCGCCGTGAGCATCGGCGGTATCCTCTGGAATGGTGTGGCCAGTCTCGCCGGGGCGATTGAAACCGGATTCCAGTTCGTGTCCTCCGACAAGGTGCTGCACGCCGCCTTTTCCATCGCGGCGGAAGTCGTTGGCGTCCTCTGGAATGGCGTCGCCGGTCTCGGGAGTGCGATTGCGGTCTTTGTTCGGGATGAGGGCACTCCGGTGCTTGATTACGTCGCGAATATCGCCGCCAGCATCGGCGGCGTTTTGTGGGACGGCGTTGCGAGCCTCTCAGCCGCGATTGTGAACAAGGTCGGCATTGGCCTCCACCAACTCCCCGACGCGATCAACGTGGTCGCGAATATCGCCGCCAGCATCGGTGGCATCCTGTGGGACGAGGTTGCCTCACTGGGGAGTGCGATTACGCTCAAGGTCGGCGACATCGCCCCGCCGCTGATTAAGGCATCTGCCGATATTGCGATGACTCTTCTGAATATCACCTATAACGGTGCGCAGATGCTCGGCACGGCGATTGTGGAACAGACCGGCGAAATTATCCCCCCACTGATCAAAGCGTCGGTCACGATAGGCGCGACCATTAAGGATATCGTCTACTCCGGGTTTGACACCACCGAGGGCGCGGTTGCGTCCGCCATGTCGTGGACGGGCGATAAAACGATTCAGGTCGGCACGCTTATCATCCAGCCTGCAGCCGTTGTGATGTCTGAAGCTCAGCAAGATGGTCAATCGTGGGTTGGCTCGTTGATTGATTCCCTTGCTTCTGGATTGTCCAAAGGGGGAGCCGAAACCGCCAAGCTTGGCGTCGCGATTGCGTCGGCTATTGCATCTGGTATCACCGCCATTCCGGGTCTGACGGGGGACGCGGCGACGGCAGTGGCAGGAGCGATGCAGTCACTCGGCTCAAGCATCGTCGACCTCATCATTTCAGCGATCACCTTCAAGGCTGATCTTCCTGCCAGCGCCGAACTCGGAAGCAAACTCGGTGTCGCCGTTGGTCATGCTCTGGCGTCGGCGCTCGGATTTCTTGTCAAGGGGCCAGACCTGATTGACAACGACACGGTGAGTGGTGTTGCCGAGGGCATTTTCAATATTCTCGGGACGGCCCTGATCAAGGCATTTAGCCTCGGCGATATCGCGGACAACAAGGCTATTTCAGGATTCGCCGAGTCTCTCTTTAACGGCATCGCCACCGCCTTATCGGTGGTGGTCGGTGGGGCAGTCGCTGCCCCACCCGCCATCCTGCTGGCAGTCGGGAACATGGGGAGACAGATCATTCTTGCCATGGCCGCTGGACTCGCTGGTTTCGCGACGGGTCTTGCGGGCGGATTGTTTGAAGGGACCGCCATTGGCGACGCTGCATCCGGCCTGGGCCAGGGCATCCTCGATGGCATCGTCGCCGTGCTGAGCGATATCCAGACATTGGTAAGTCCGGAAGCTCTTGCGAAAGCCGCAGGAATCGTGAAGGACGCGGTGTTCGGGCTGATCGGCGACATGATCAGCAGCATCTTCGGTGGCGATGATACCAAGGCAGATTCCTTTGTGACACCCGGAACGGCTGGAACCACCGGGCAGGGCAGTTCGCTCGCGAACGCTCTTCTCGAAGGTATCGCGCAGGCGCTTCTTGACGGTCTTTCGCATGGCTCCGACGCGCTCGATAAGGTCAAGGGGTTGATCAAGGACAAGCTCAAAGAATTGGTGAGCGGCATCATCGACGATCTCCCGGTTCCCGGCTTCGTGAAGGATCGCCTGCGACAGGCGCTTGGTCTGGATGACGGCGGCACGGACCCGTTCGATGAAGCCGCCAAGAAGATCGACCAAGGGTCAAAGAAGCTGCACGACAAATTCAAAGATGAGGACTTTTGGCCGACGATGGCTCCGCCTGTCGCGGCTCCGACCGACCCGGTCGACGACCTTCTTCGGAACGTCGGGATGGATGATGGAACAGTCAGTTCGGTGATTACGAAGGCCAAGGCGTCGGCGACCAAACTGGCTGCGGGACTGAGGGCAGCGCAGCAAGCCGGGCGACCAAAGCTTGATACCGCCGAGCCGGGCGGGCGTCCAAAACTGGATGAATCGCTGGCGGGCGGAGCGCCGAAGCCGATCGTCGTTCCGGCTCCCGATATCTCGCTCTTCACCTCGGTCATGGCCTCGCTTCCGCAGATCGTCGGTCAGACCATGAGCGCCGCCCTCGGCGCAGCGTCCGCCTATGCGACGGGTATCGGGACGGTGGTCGGCACGGCAATCGGCGCAATGGTGGGCAATGTCTCGGCATTGATGACCGGGTTCACCAACGCGGTCGGGCAGGGCATGAGCGACGCCCTTGGGACCGCCTCCGTCTATGCGAACGCCATCTATGTGGCCGTCTCGACGGCCATCGGTGAAATGATTGGCAACGTTGCCGCCCTGATGGGGGCACTGGCTGGCATTATCGAAGGCGCGCTCGCGGGAGCCGCCGCATCGGCCTACTCGCAAGGCGCGGCCATCGGCGCTGGTCTCGCGGCTGGCATCAACTCGCAAGTCGGAGCGGTCCAGGCCGCAGCGGCGAACCTTGCCGCCGCAGCGGCAGCCGCGACCGCAGCCAAGGCGCAAATCGCCTCACCGTCGAAGGTCTTTATGCAGCTTGGCTCCTTCATCGGCGAAGGCTTCGTGGTCGGCATGCTGAGCCAGTTGCGTGCGGTCACCGGGGCAGCGACCATGCTCGCCGATGCCTCGGTCCCATCCAGTACGATGACGGCACGGACGGCGGCAGCGGCGGCGCGATCCGGTATGTCAACCGCTGGCGACACGCACAGCGTCCATACCGAGGAGCGGAACTACCAGATCGCCATCAGCCCGGATATGACCAGACTCAGTACAATTCAGGATGTGGTGAACGTCGTGAATGGCCTCAAACGTTCCATTGAGATCGCGACAGCCGGTGGCACCGTAAGGACCGTGACCTAATGCCTATCAAGTCACATGGCCGCAAAGAGGCGAC